CGCAAAGCGGATAATCTCTAGTATCCGAACACATTTCAAAGGTACAGGTTGGCCTGATGCCGATGATGCGTGGGCTAAGGATCACGAAAGAGCCGCTCAACACTAATCACTTCCATAATGCTAAGGCACGGAGTTTAACAATATGGCACGATTTTTAGAGGAAAGTCCCGAAAGTTTACAAGAAGGCGAAGAATTTGCCCCACTAGAAGTTGAAGAGCAGACTCCTGAAGAGGAACAACCTGCTGAACCTGAAGAGATTCAGGAAGCCCAAGAAGAATCACTTCCTGAAAAGTATCAGAATAAATCTATTGTAGATATTGTTCAGATGCATCAAGAAGCTGAAAAGCTTATGGGTAAGCAATCTTCTGAAGTTGGTGAATTACGCAAAATTGTAGATGATTTCGTTAAGACGCAATTAAACGCCAAAGAAAGCCCACAACAACAAGACGAAGACATCGACATATTTGCCGATCCTGATAAGTACATTGAACACAAGCTATCGAACCATCCTAAAATTAAAGAAGCTGAAAAAGTTTCTTATGCGTTAAAGCAACAAGAGGTTCTTAGTAGATTACAAGCCAATCATCCAGACTACCAAGAAATTATTTCTAATGAGCAGTTTGCTGAATGGATTACTAAATCTAAAGTTCGTACTGAATTGTTTCAACGAGCAGACCAACACTTTGATTTTGATGCGGCTGATGAACTTCTCACAACGTGGAAAGAACGTCAAAACATTGTCAAAGAAACTGCCGAGATGCAAGAAACTGATCGTAAACGCCAATTGAAGTCTGCTTCAACAGGTAGCGCGAAAGGATCAGGAGAAGCTCCAAGTCGTAAAATCTATCGTCGTGCTGATATTATTAAACTTATGCAAAATGACCCTAAGCGGTATCAAGCACTCAGTGATGAGATTATGGCTGCATACGCTGAAGGTCGTGTCAAATAGCGTTAAGGAGCTAAAACAATGGCACTAGGTACTAACCACGTCACCAATACTACTGCGGCTACTTTTATCCCAGAAATTTGGTCAGACGAAATCATCGCGGCATACGAGAAGGCTCTCGTTCTTGCTAATCTTGTAAACCGTATGCCAATGACTGGTAAAAAGGGAGATACACTTCACATCCCTAAGCCAACTCGTGGCGATGCTTCTGCAAAGGCGGCTTCAACTCAGGTAACTTTGATTGCGGCAACTGAGTCAGAAGTCCAAGTAACAATAGATCAACATTACGAGTACTCTCGTTTGATTGAAGACATTACTGATGTGCAAGCACTTGCTTCACTCCGTCAGTTCTACACTTCAGACGCAGGCTATGCACTTGCAAAGCAGGTCGATACTGACTTGTTTGCCTTGGCTAAGTCATTCGGCGATTCTGATGGTGCTGACTACGTACACAGCAACTCGTTCTTTATGGATGCTTCTACAAACTTAACAGCTTACGCTGTTGACACTGTAGCCGCGGCTGACATCTTTTCTGACACTGGCTTCCGTGAAGCAGTCAAAGAGTTAGATGACAACGATACTCCTATGGACGGACGTTTCCTTGTTGTACCTCCATCAGTCGTACAGACTATCCGTGGTATTGACCGTTACAACTCATCTGATTTCGTATCAGGTCAGCCTGTACAAAACGGTAACATCGGTAGCCTTTATGGTATTGACGTTTATGTCTCAACTAACTGCCCTGTTGTAGAAACTGCATCTGCTAACTCTGCGGGTGGAGAGTTGAAAGCAGGTATCCTTGGTCATCGTGACTCAATGGTATTTGCAGAGCAAATGGGTATTCGCTCACAAACTCAGTACAAGCAAGAGTTCTTAGGTGACTTGTTCACTGCAGACACTCTGTATGGCGTAAAAGTTTTACGTCCTGAGTCAGCTCTTACTTTGGTGTTTAACTCCTAAGTAAACTAGCCCCTCTTCGGAGGGGTTTCCTAATTCTATACACTGGAGATTTTAATGGCACTTTATCGTGGTACAGGTGGCGCGGGTGATTCTACTACAGATGCTACAGTTACTGATGTAACAGCCCAAGCAGTCGCCGCTTCATCTTCAGCTTCTGCCGCCGCTACTTCAGCAACACAAGCGGCTACTTCCGCAACTGCGGCTTCTGGCTCAGCAACTACAGCAAGCGGACACGCAACAACAGCACTAGGCCACGCCAATGATGCCAACACTGCTAAAACTGCGGCACAAGCGGCACAGACCGCCGCTGAACTAGCGGCTGATAATATTGATGATATTTACTTAGGAGCTAAATCTAGTGATCCTACAGTAGATAATGATGGCGATGCATTAACAGCCGGTGATTTATATTTTAACACTAGCACCAATACACTTAAAGTTTACACAGGTTCTGCATGGGTTAATGCGGCTGTAAGTGCATCGGATTTTTTAAGTGTAGCTAATAATCTGTCCGATTTAAATAATGCCGCTACTGCACGTACTAATTTAGGTTTAGGCACTGTCGCTACTACAGCATCTACAGACTACGCTACAGCGGCACAGGGTGCTAAAGCTGACTCCGCATTACAAAGCTTTACAGAAACTAACGATTTGTCTGCGGCGGTCGTATGGGCTAACGTCCCAAATTCAAACATTACCCAAGCATCGGTTACGCAACACCAAGCGGCTTTGTCAATTACTGAATCTCAAGTTAGTGATTTAGGAACATACGCGACAACAGCATTATATACAACTACAGTTACAGGATCAGCAGGCTCATCCGATTGGACAGGCTCTGGCCCTTACATTGCAACAAAAACTGTTAGTGGTCTCCTTGCTAATGATACACCAATTGTAGATATTGATTTATCTGGAGCGTCCTATTCAGACGTTACTGCCATTGGTGCAGAGTGGGCTACAGTTTATCGTGTGGAAGCAAGTTCAGCCAACACATTAAAGGTATATGCTACAGCAGAACCTGCAAAAAGTTTTTCGCTTCAGATTAAGGTTGTCCGATGAGTGAAGGTTTAGTTGTTAGACGAGGCGGAGGCTCTACTGCTGTTACGGCAGGGGCGGGTTCAGGCGGAACAGAAACCACTGCCGGTGGTAATAAAATACATACGTTTACATCGTCTGGTACATTTACAGTTACTACAGCAGGACTCTTTGATTACGTCATCGTAGGTGGCGGCGGAGGTGGAGGAGGCTCTACCTTGGGTTCTGCAGGCGGTGCAGGCGGTTATCGCTCTTCTATATCTGGCGAAACATCAGGTGCCTTAGCAGGTGTTGAACCTTCTGTTTACTTAGCCGCAGGTGATTACACTATTACTATTGGAGCCGGAGGTGCAGGTACAAATACTGGTACTACTTTAGCTTCTCAAGGTGGAACAACATCGTTCGGAGACCTTGATGTAGATGGCGGCGGTGGAGGTTTTTCTTTCCCCAACGGTGCAGGTGGAGACGGTGGTTGCGGAGGCGGAGCGCAAGCCTACAACAGCGGTTCTCATAGCGGAGGTAAAGGCACATTCCAACACGGATTTAACGGTGGTAGCGCACAAGCTAATGGTGGTGCTAACTATCAAAGTGCCGGAGGTGGCGGTGCAGGAGAAGTTGGCGAAAGCGTTACTGGAGCCGGTATTAATGGTGGTGACGGCGGTGATGGTATTCAGTCTTCTGTTAATGGTACAGCCACTTACTATGCAGGCGGTGGCGGCGGATCAGGCTTAGGCGGCTTGGCAGGTACTGGCGGTCAAGGTGGTGGTGGTAACGGTGGAACCGCAGGCGGTGTTGCAGGCGGAAACGGTACGGCTAACACTGGAGGCGGCGGTGGCGGTGGTTACAGTGCTACTGGCGGTAACGGCGGTACAGGCGTTGTCATCATCCGGTACGCAGTTTAATCGTAAGGAAATTTAATAATGGCCCACTTTGCAGAAATTGATGCAAATAACATAGTACAAAGAGTTATTGTTGTTTCTAATGATGACTGTGGAGGTGGTATCTATCCCGGCTCTGAAGCTATTGGATCAGAGTTTTGTAGCCAACTCTTAGGTGGAACTTGGAAGCAAACTTCCTACAACTCTAACTTTCGTAAGAATTACGCAGGTAAAGGTTTTGAGTTTGATGTGGCAAATGATTGCTTTTGGTCTCCACAGCCATATGCTTCTTGGACTAAAAACACAACAACTCTTGCGTGGGAATCTCCTATTACTAAACCCGAAGGTAATTATGTTTGGGATGAAGAAGCATACCAAGCAGATAACACTACCGGGTGGAACGCCATCAGCTTAGCTGAGTAAGGGCAGGATGTGAACGAAATGGCAACAGAAAGCACTAAGACACTCGTAGACGGTTTAAGTGTAGTTACAGTAGTAGGTACGATTGGTGAAATGTTGCCTCCATTGGCGGCATTGTTTACACTGGTGTGGACAGCTATTCGCATTTACGAAACAAAAACAGTAAGAAAGATGTTGGGCAAGGATCGCCCAGATGATAGCTGAGTTGGCCGCCGCTAATGCGGCCTTTGGCGTTATTAAACAAACCATTGCTAATGGTAAAGAACTGTATGAAGCAGGAGACGCATTAGCAGACTACTTTGGCCTCAAGGCTACAATACAAAAGAAAGCACATGAACATGGATATAAATCTGATCTCCAAGCATTCATGGCTACAGAGCGTCTCAAAGAGTATGAAAACACGCTCAAACAAATGATGATCTGGCAAGGGCGAGCCGGGTTATGGACTGATTGGTTAAACTACCAAAGTAAAATGAAGGAAAGCCGTGAAGCCGCAAAAAAAGCTGAGAAAGCCAAAAAAGCTCAACGTAAAAAACAGATTATGGATTGGTGCCTTTGCATTACTTTGGGTATTAGCATTCTCTCAGCCGTCGGTTTGGTGATATATATATTTTACTGGTTAAGTAAACAAGGATAAATTATGTGGAAGGTTGTAGGAATTTATTACATTTTAGTAGCTACAAATACTTTTCAAGTAATCGACATGCACACCTTTGACAAACCAGAAGAGTGTTTTTTACAAGCCATGAGCATTATGAAGGATAAGGAAGACCCTCGTAACATGGCCTGTATTCCACTTCACAAAGAGCCTAAAGGCGATGCTACATGATTGGGCTAGTCACAGCTATCACGAACTTGGCAGGTACATGGGTCAGTGCCAAGGCGGAATCAACCAAAGCCACTGCAGAGGCGAAAGCCACCGCACTGAAAACAGCGGCACAGTCCACAGCGGATTGGGAACGCATAATGGCAGAGTCTTCCAAGAACTCGTGGAAGGACGAGTGGCTTACAATAGTGTTCAGCATACCTTTGATCCTTGTCTTTATACCAAGCATGGTAGGGCATATTCAATCAGGGTTTACAGCATTGGCAACTTTGCCGACTTGGTATCATGAAATACTCATGGTAATTGTACTGGCCTCATTCGGTGTCAAAGCCGGTGATGGCCTTATGGAAATGATAGGGAAAAAGTAACATGCCGGGATATGGATACGGATCAGGAATGAAAAAAGCTACCACAGCAAAAAAGAAAAAGCCGATGGTAGCTAAGAAAACAATGCCTAAGAAACCCACAAGGAAAGCATAATGGCTAAAGGTGTGAAGCATTACTTTAGGGATGGTACTGAACACAAAGGTGGTATGCATAAAATGCCAAACGGTGAATTACACTCTGGTATGCGGCACACTAAAAATTCTAAACGTCTCTACCACTTTAGAGATTTGTCAAAAACTGCACAAAAAAAGGCTAAGTAATATGCAAGGTAAAAAACATCGTGATCCAGGTGCTGTACAACGTGCTATGAAAAAAGAAGCATCTGCACGTAAAAAAGATGCGGCGTTTGCCAAAAAAGTTGGATTAACCGCAAAGCAGAAAAAATTACCAAAAGCATTGCAATCTAAAATTATTAAAGCAAAAAAGAAAAAGTAATGGCCGCCAAAAAAAAGAAGCTAGACGCTTGTGCTAAGAAGGTCAAAAGCCGCTATAAGGTTTGGCCTTCAGCGTATGCATCAGGGGCTGTAGCAAAGTGCCGAAAGGTAGGTGCTAAGAACTGGGGAAACAAGAGTGGCCGTAAGAAAAAGTAAGTCTGGTGAGTCACTCAAGAAGTGGTTTAGCCAGAATCAAGGCAAGGGTTGGGTAGACTGCAAGACAGGGAAGCCTTGTGGTCGCTCAGGGCCGAAGGACAAGCGTAAGAGTTATCCTGCTTGTAGACCTACTAAGGCCGCTTGTAAAGCCGCAGGTGCAAAGACAGCTATGGCTAAGAAGAAGTCTTCTAAGCGTGTCAACTGGAAGAAAAAGAAATGAGTATTCGTAAGTCTTTTGGAGCTACACTAACAGGATCAGCAACGGCAGTTTACACAGTTCCTGCAGGCAAAAAAGCTGAATGGGTTCATGCTTACATTACTAATGTCTCTGGTTCTAATGGGACAGTTACTATGTCTGTTAATGGTTTAGTTTTACTAGATTCTTATAGCGTGTCTTCCAAAGATTTTAAAGACATTGGCGGACATGAAAATACGTTTGTGTTTATAGATGCAGGACAAACAATTACAGCCAGTGCCACACAATCTATGACACTAATTGTATCTGTCATAGAACACAACGATATTGTCCAAGGAGGCTAAATGCCTAAGTCTAAAGACCCTAAGTTAGCTCGTGCGGGTGTTAGTGCTTACAACAAACCTAAACGTACGCCCGGCGGTTCTAAAAAGTTTGTTGTAGTTGCTAAAGAAGGCGATACGACTAAGACAATTCGATTTGGTGATCCTAACATGACTATTAAAAAAGATCAACCTAAGCGCCGTAAGAGCTTTCGTGCTAGGCATAAGTGCGATACTAATCCACCTAGCAAACTCACAGCACGTTATTGGTCTTGTAAAAAATGGTAGGGGTTGACAAACACACAAAAGTGTGGTATAATAATCTCTTAAGTAGGAAAAACAAATGACGTATCTTCAATTAGTAAATAATGTTCTTAAACGCTTAAGAGAGCGTACAGTGTCAACTGTGTCTGAGAATACATACTCAGAGCTTATCGGTGTTCTAATCAACGATGCAAAAGAAGAAGTAGAAAACGCTTGGTTGTGGGCGCCTCTTAAAACAACACTAACATTAACAACTGTTGCTGATACGTTTAGCTACGAACTTAATGGTACTCAAGGACGATTTAAGTTACTTGATGTGTTGAATGACACGAGTAATTTTTTTATGACTACTCGAACTACTTCAGACTTTAACAACTTATTTTTGAATAACACACCTGCAACTGGATCGCCCCGGTACTACAACTTTAACGGTGCGTCTTCTGACGGAGATACATTAGTTGATGTTTACCCTATTCCTAACGGTGTGTACTCACTTCGATTTAACGTAGTTGCTCCACAAGCAGAGCTGACTACAGACAGTACATCAATTCTTGTTCCTTCTAAACCAGTCCAAATGCTTGCGTATGCTAAAGCAATTGAAGAGCGTGGAGAAGATGGTGGCGTTAGTGCTCAATCTGCTTACGCAACTGCTCAACGTGTACTTAATGACGCGATTGCACTTGATGCAGATCAAAATCCTGACGAACTAATCTGGACAGTCTAATGCCATTACAAACAGTTAGCATTGCCGCTCCCGGATTCTACGGGCTTAACACACAGGATTCAGGTATTACTCTTGACACTGGGTTTGCGTCTACGGCAACCAACTGTATTATTGACCGTTTTGGACGCTTGGGTGCGCGTAAGGGATGGTCTTATGTGACTAGCTCTGGCGGTACTGCCACAAACATTGTAGGGCTACACCGTCACGTAGATATTAATGGTACTGAGACAATTATCTCTTGGTCAAATACTAAGTTCTTTACAGGTACAGGTACACTCACTGAGATTACACCGACAACAGACAATACAATTATAGACGGCAACTGGCAGTGTGCTACATTAAACGACAAGACATACTTTTTTCATCGTGATTATAAACCCATGGTGTATAGCTCAGGTACTATTACAGACATTGAAGATGCAGGAGATTACTCAGGGACTGTCCCACAAGGAAACACGGTCTTGTCTGCATATGGTCGTTTGTGGGTAGCTGATAAGACTAATAATAAAATGACTGTGTACTGGTCAGACCTGTTATCTGGTTCTGATTGGGGTACTGGATCAGCCGGATCAATTGATCTTTCCGCTGTCCTTGTCAATGGTACTGATGAGATTGTAGGCATTGGCGCGCAGAACGGTCAGTTTATTATCTTCTGTAAGAACACTATTGTAATCTTTGATGACTCAACCGGCGGTGCTTCATTTGATCCTGCCACGCTACGACTTGTAGAAGTTATCAATCGCGTTGGTTGCGTTGCAAGAGACAGTATTCAAAACACAGGGCTTGATATATTTTTCTTATCTGAAGATGGTTTACGTAGCCTTGGTCGAGTGGTACAAGAAAAGTCACTCCCAATGCGAGACTTATCCGCCAGTATACGAGATGATTTAGTACAGGCAACACGAACAGAAACTGTAACAAACATCAAGTCTGTTTATTCAGAAGACAATGCATTCTATTTATTATTGTTCCCTAGTTTTAATCGGATTTATGCTTTTGATACTCGTATGCCCTTACAGAATGGTGCGTTACGTGTAACAACATGGTCTAATCAAACACAAGGTGCAATGCTATCTTTACCTAATACCGTATACTTTGGGCAAACAAATGGGATTGCGGAGTATCGGACATATAAAGACAACACTGATGACTATCGTTTTCAATACTATACAAACTACTTAGACTTTGGTAACGCAAGTCAGTTTAAAATTATTAAGAGAATGGCAATTACAGTCATTGGTGGATCAGCGCAGACACTGTTTATGAAAGCAGGATATGACTACAGCGATGCATACCAGACGTTTCCTTTAACATTAACTGATAGCAACCCTGCGGAGTATGGTATAGCAGAGTACAATATTGCTGAGTACACTATAGGTACAGCAGTAGAAAGCATGAGAGCGCCTATCGGGGGAACAGGTAATGTTTTGCAGGTAGGTGTTGAATGTGACATTGATGGGGCAGAGCTATCTGTTCAGAAACTAGATATATTTATTCAACAAGGTAGAGTGTTCTAATGAGTAATTACACTAAAACTACAGACTTTGCGGCAAAGGATTCACTCTCAACCGGTGATGCCGCTAAAATTGTTAAAGGTGCAGAAATTGATGCAGAGTTTGAGGCGATTGAAACTGCGGTTGCAACAAAAGCAGAATTAGCAGGTAGTGCTTCTCAGAACTTTGCTGTCAATGCTCTTAGTGTTGCAGGTGATGTTACCTTAACTGGTAATATTGTAGGCAGAGCCGCAGTGGTGGCTTGGGCGCGTTTTGACGGCACAGGTACTGTTGCATTGTATGATAGTTTTAATGTCTCTGCTCTTACAGACAATGGAACTGGCGACTACACACTAACGCTTACAAATACACTAGACACTATTCATCCTGCTCTTGCGGGAAGCGCGGGGCCGGTAGACCGTATGGTTTTCTTTGATATGGATAATGGTAATAACAATACAGAGATTCAGACCAAAGTATTGAATGTTAGTGCTGACGCTCTGGCAGATTCTGACTTTGTTTGTGTCGTTGCTGTAGCTTAAGGAAGATCAAATGTCACAAGTAATTATTTACCCTAACACTAACGGCGGAGTGGCTGTTGTAACTCCGGTTTTATCTGAAGGTGAGACAGTTCAGGATATTGCCGCAAAGGTTGTACCTGAAGGTGTGTCGTCTCAAATTATTAACAAGACAGAAATACCAACGGATCGTACATTAAGAGCCGCTTGGGAGTACGGAGTATCAGCAGTAGAAGTAAACGTCACTAAAGCAAAAGACCTTGCTCATACTGTTAGAAGAACTGCTCGTGCAAAAGAGTTTGCACCTTACGATGACATCATTGCTAAACAGATTCCGGGAGCAGACGCTACAGAAGCTGAAGCACAACGTGTACTAATTCGTTCTAAGTATGATACTAAACAAACAGAGATTGATGATTGCACTACTCCTGAAGCAATAACAACAATTGTAAAAGGAATGATCTCATGATCTTAGCAAATCTTAGACCACCGGCAACCCCAATGATTCCTAACTTTACACAGCAGGGTATGTTCGGCGGAGTAAGTTATCCACAGTTCAACAGGGAGTATAATCCATATCAATCGTACAATCCCTTTCAATTGGGTAGTCCTTACATGATGAATCCCTATCGTAGTATGTTTAGTCCGTTTATGCAACAACCTATCATGTATGATCCTTTAAGGCAAAGTCAACTAACTGGCGGAACTCCAAATGATCCGTCAACAGGTAATCCAATGTTTACCAATCAAGAATTTTTTGGGTTGCTAAGTAATTTATTACCCGGCGTTTCGGCATTAAGAGGAGTTGGTAATACTATTGCAGGTGGACTGAGATTTTTTGGCGGTAATACTACTCCAAGTACAACAGATGATGCAAGAAGTATGTCATCTAGTCAAGCTTCTTCTTTAAGGGCGGCAGATACTTCCTACGGCCCAAGTTATTAAGGACTAAAATATGTTAGAACGATTAGCACTAGCCGCGGCACCCGCATTGATCGGGGGTCTTTTTGGGGGAGGAGATAGCGGTGGTCAACGTATCTCTCAAGAAGCAGTAAATCGTGCAAGAGAGATTGCACCTTACGGTACATTTAGACCGTACACTGTAACGACATCAATGGGTCAACAGGGCTACAATCCTATTACTGGTCAACAGTACTCAATGATGACTCCTCAGTATCAACAGTTACTGAATCAGTCTCTTGCGGGTGCAAGTAATATTTATGGTCAGTTAGGTTCTTTTGATCCTGCCGAGCGAGCGCAAGAAATTTACCAAGAACAAGAAAAAATGTTACGACCTTCATTCCAACAGCAAGCAACTGATCTACAATCTCGTTTGTTTGGTTCTGGGCGTTTAGGGCTACGTCTTGCAGGCGAATCACAAGGACTTGGTACAGATTCAGGAATGGTACAACCTGACGCACTTGGTTTAGGCAGAGCGCAACAACAGACTCTTGCACAGCTTGCGGCAGGTTCACGGTCACAGGCATTAGGTGAAATGCAACAGTTACAAGGCGTTGCAGGCAATCTGCTTCAGTCTGGCTTGGGTATCACAGGTACAGAAGCTGAGCTAATCAAGTTAGGGGTTGATGCTGAGACTGCACGTGCGGCGGCACAGTATGCGGCAGGTAATTTAGAACTATCACCCTACGGCGTAGCAACTCAGGCTTCAGCACAAGCGGGTACTAATCGCATGAATTTGTTTGGTGGTATCAGTTCTGGTTTGTTAAGTACTCCGGGTTTGTTTAGTTCTACGACACAATCCGCGGCAACGCCTATGTTTGGCCCATTAGCCGGAGGGTATGCCGGAGCAACTACACCTGCTCAAAGCTACGCTAATAATTTCTTATTTAATTTATTACCGAGGTAGCCTCATGGCAACACGTAATCAAGTATTAAGTCTGTT